AGGCGATGAGTTTAATCCGTAGCCAAGAGAAGCGTATCGCTGACTTGCGTAAAGAAGCTGACATGATGCACAGCGAATACAAGACAGCCCGCGCCAGCATAAACGACTTAAAAGCCGCATTAGAAGCGAAGGACAGGCGGATTTCGGAGTTGGAAAAGATGCTCGCCGTGCATCGTCTGGCGGTGGATGTTGACGCCTTGAAAGCCCGCATCGCGGAACTTGAAGCGGAGAACCGCGCATTGCGGAATGAATATAAAGCTGTAAACCAAGAACTTACTGAAATGCAGGGTAAATACCAAACCACCCGCGCCGCTTTGGGAGAGAAAAACTAATTACCTGGCGCTTGCCAAGATACATGGATTATGGAACCTATGAGACAGTCGGGGAACAGAAAATGAAATATTTCGCTGCAATACTTATCGCCATGATGATCACGAGCGCCGCCGGCGCACAGGAAATGCGCTTTTACAATGACGCGCAGGGCCGCCCGCAGGGATCGGCTACGCGCTTTGGCGACATGACCTTCTACAACGATGCGCAAGGCCGCCCGGTCGGGTCCGCCACGCAATTCGGAAACCAGACCTTTTACAACGACTCGATGGGCCGTCCTATGGGAAGCGCCACGGATTTCGGGGGAGAGTAATGCGTAAGATTCTTGCTGTGTTCGCCATCATGGCTTTGTCACCGGCCTATGCCGGAACGTCAGCCTTAATCAAACAATACGACGCGCTCGACGTTAAATGCCGAGGCGGACACGGCGACGATCCCGCAACTTTGCGGGCATGCGACAAGCGCGAAGCAGTTGGCAAGAAACTGGAAAAGCGCTGCACTTATATCCCGAGCCCGCATCCGACCGGCTGGGATTGCAAGTGACGCGCTGCTAATCCAGCGCCTCGCTTAACCGATACCATTTCGCCTTCTTTCCGCGCTTTGGAAGCTTCACGGCCTCGATCTCGACGATCGTGTCGCTGTCCAACATGGTTTGCAGCACGTCTTTCAGCTCTTTCGATTTGAGCTTGTTGTTGATCCGCTTGGCGATCATGCCCTCCGAGCACTTGCCGCCATAGGCGCGAATGATCCTGACGACATGCTGGGCGTTCTTCTGGAACTCGGTCTCGGACATATACTCGCCCGCGCCAATCATCATTTGCTTGGTCGCCCATTCGGCGACGCCAATCCCCCAGCGCATGTCATCGACTGAAACCGACGGATCACGCGGACGCGCGCCCAGGGCGCGGATCGTGGCGAGCCTGACGGCGTTCTCGGCTGTTCTGGCATAGAAGGCCGCGCGTTCCTCGTCGTCCTCGTATTTGGTGGCGATCGCCTCGACGTGGCGGTCATGGATGGCCTCGACCTCCGGCGACTCCCACGGGACGCGGACCGGCTTGGGCTTTGAATCCCAATGCAGGGGTCCGGCAACGGATTTCATGTCCTTGTAGCTCTCGACGCCGCCGGCGTGCAGCGCGTAAAGGCCATTGATGATCCAGTCCGGCGTGTCCGTCTCGTAGATTGCGATCTTCGGCTTTTGCTTATCCGGCCGATCGTTGAACGAGAAAATCAGGAAGCGGTTCAGGAAGCCGTCAGCCTTGGCGCCCGTCTCGAACGATCCCCAGAAGCGCTCATGCGTCGAAAGCCCGAGGATAGACAGGGCTGGGGCGAAGAATTTCTCGCCGCGGCGGCCGGCATAGCCTGGCGCGCTCCCGTGAACAAAGCCCATGCCCCATAGCTCCTTGAGGGTTTGGGCCATACCAGTTTCGTGCGACGCGGCGCGCTTGCCGCTCATTTTCTGGATCGTGTCGCCGATCTCGTCCATCATGGACAGGCTGCATGGCCGATCGTGAAGAAGGCCATAGACCGCGCCCTGGGACATGAAATTGCTCTCGCCCACCACGTCGATCTTCGTGTCTTCAAGAATCTTGCGCGGGGCTCGGATGTAGTGATCCTTGCCGGAGCCGGAGGGCGCTAGGAAGACGGTATAGAGGTGGGTGGGCGAATAGGTGGGGCCGCACCAGTGGCGCCCGGTCATTGTCCCGAGCATGGCGACGGCAGACATGAGCGAGAAGGCGCGGCGCGGCCGGACCGCCGTGTCATTCAGATATTCGACAAGATCGCCGAGGAAGCCCGGAACATAGGTGAGGTGGTCGGGGAAATCGTCCGTGTCGATCCGCTTGCCAGCGCCGTCCTTGGATGGGCTGTGTGACTCGGCGATCTCGCCTGTCTCTTCATTGATGACCGTCCCGTCGTCCATCTGCACGAGCTTGGTGGCGATCTGGTTGCCCAGCGCTTCGGCTTCCGTGTCATCCCCATATTCGCTCTCGGGCAGGTCTTCGTGCGGTTGAGCCAATCCTGAACGCAAGCCAGACATGAGCGTCGCCCGCACGCCCTTGGGGCCGTCGTCTTTCCATAGGCCGTTCTGCCTGCAGGCGTCTTCCAGACCAGCGATCGCCTCCGCCTGGGCGAGCCACCCGCGCGCGACGAGACGCCCCAGCCGGTAAGCGGCGGCATTGAGCGCATGGTTGCGCCCGCCTTCACCCTGGCCCGCCAGCTCCGACGTCACGCCTTCCAGCGCTTTTGACGCCCAGGCGCGCTCGCGCGTTTCATTGCCGCGCGGGGCGCTCGATGGCCGCGGCGGGATGGGGCTGGGTTGAGGCTCTTCGCGCTTCGGCCGCATGGACTCGGCGCGCGCGATCAGCGCCGCCAGCGTCTTCGGAGCCTCATGGATCTCGTTCGGCGTCCCCTCGATGTGCTGCTCGGTGATCGTGAGGTAGCGCTGCGAGACGTAAAGCTCGACATGGGCGACGTCAGACTTGACCGCTTTCTCGATCTTGCCGCGCGCAATCATCCGGATGCCGGTGCCGGACGGCGAGACCTCGGCGTAGGTCTCGGCCAGGTCGAGGATCGCTTGCGCCCAGGACTCGATCTCGCCCGTCGCCGGATCGCGGCATTTATCCAGGTCGATGCCGGTGTAGTCGTCGTCATCGGTTAGGACGAAGCCGACGCCGGCTAGGCTATCGCGCTTGGCGCGCGCTTCGGCTCTTGCGTAGCTCGACCAGGTGCGAGGATCGGAATGGGACGCTGGGCCGCCCGTGTTGGGATTGACAGGGGGCTTTGTCGGCTTGCTGGCGCCGGGGCGCGTGAGCAGCTTCCACGCGACCCATTGATCGCGCGCCCGCAGCTCGTCAACGGCCGATATAAAATCGTCGCCCAGGCCGGCGTCGAATGTTGCACCAAGATCGGCCATTAGAATGGAGCCTCATGGCTAGAGACACGTTTCGCGAGGTCGTCGCCAAAGGCGTCGATCATCGTCTGGCAGAATTTCCGCCATTCGTGCAAATCGAGCGAAGCCATGTCAGTCTTGCCGATCTTGTCGAGATACTGGCCAGCGGCTTCGCCGGCTGCATCGAGCGACTTGTTCTCGTAGAAGTCATATTCTTTGTGGGCCATGGTCGTAGCCTTCTTTGCAAGCCTGATGTGATCGTAACAGGACCAGACGATCCGCTGATTGTTTCGCGCGCCGTAATAGTGGCCAATGCCTTCGCTGCGTTTCCTACAGCACCAGCAAATCCCACCGTCGCCAAAGTTGTCCTTTTCCGTAGAGCAAATGACCTTGCGCATCAGAATGGAACCTCCGACGACTGCACGCCGTAATCGCGCGATCGAGTTGAGCGATCGTCATTCTTGGCGAAGATCATCGAAATGATTTCCGGATATTTGCCGGTCGTGCGTACCTCGACACCGACCACGGTTTTCAATTCGTCCGTGGCGCGATCTAGGGCTTCCTCGACTGTCTTTGGCGCAGGTAGAGAGCCGCCCATCTTGCCCCACCAAAGGCTCGCCTTCTGACGCGCATAGCCCTGGTGCTCGAAGCAGACCCATTGCGCGAAGGACGTAGCAAGGGAATGGAACTCGACGCGCATTGAATCCGGCGAGCCAGGCTTGGTGTGACGGTTAAACGTCACCTTCTCGATCTCGAAGCGCTTTGGCTTGACTGCCTCGGTCGTCAGGATCGGGGCGTCATCAGCGGCGCGCGCCTCATGGCGTGGCGGGGGCTCCGGCCAGCGATAGCCGCACTCGCACTCCATTTTGCTCAATGGCGCATAGACATGGCAGGACGGGCAAGCCTTCGCCATAACGCGCTCTTGGCCATCGCCGCGTTCGTCTTCCGAGGACGCGCCGGCGCCCGTTCGCCTGGGCTTGATGGCGTCAACGGGACCATGCCGGACGACATTGCCGGCGAAATCGAGAATGAGGGCGTTGGCTTTGCCAGGCGCAAGACGGAAGGCGCGGCCGACCATCTGGACGTAAAGCCCGGTCGATAGGGTAGGGCGCAGCATGGCGAGAAGATCAACGTGCGGGGCATTAAAGCCCGTCGTCAAAACGCCTACCGATGTGAGGCAACGAATTTTGCCTTCCTTGTAGCGGCGAATAATGCTGTCGCGCTCGCCGGCCGGCGTGTCGCCCGTAACGCTCTCGCAAGTGATGTCGTGCCGGCGGATCGCGTCGCGCACCTGGCCCGCATGCTCGACGCCCGTGCAGAAGATAAGCCAGCCGGCGCGATCCTGGCCCGCGGCGACGATTTCCTCGACGGCCGCCTCGACGATCGACGGGATGCGCGCGCGCTCGTCAAGCTCGGATTGAACAAATTCGCCGGCGCGGCGGTGCAAGCCGCTCGTGTCGATCTGGGCAAGGGTGGCTTTCGAGATTAACGGCGAGAGATAGCCGGCCTCGATCAGGTCTCTGACATTGGCTTCAAAGACAACCTCGTCGAAAAGCGCTTCATCGCCCTTATCAAGACGGCCGCTATCCAGGCGATAAGGCGTAGCCGTGAGACCGACAATCCGCATGTCGCGCACGCGGCTTTTGCATGAATCAAGAAACTTGCCATACATGGTCGCCGACGAGCGCGGGATCAGGTGGCACTCGTCGATCAGCAGCATATCGAAATCGCCCAGACGATCGCCTTTGTTGTAAACGGACTGGATGCCCATAAACATGATCTTGGCGCGCGTGTCCCGGCGTCCGAGACCAGCGGAATAGATGCCGACGGGCGAACCAGGCCAGGCGCGCAAAAGCTCCTGGGCGTTTTGGCTGACCAGCTCCTTGACGTGCGTGACAATTCCGATGCGCATGTCTGGATAGGTCGCCAAAACCTCTTGGCAAAGCTTTGCGATGACGAGCGACTTTCCGGCGCCCGTCGGCAATACGATCAGACCATTGCCTCCGCCTGTTTTCCAAAAATCATACAGGCCGTCGAGCGCCGCGCGTTGATAGGGCCGGAGGTCAAGAGTCATATTTCTGCGCCTTCATGTTCTCGCGTTTGATCTTGCTCCAAAGCTTAATCCTGGCCCGCAAATCAGCGTTTAGCGCATAGCGCACTTGCATTTCAGACCGACCGACGATGCGAGCCACAACTGGCCATGAGTTTCCGCGTTCTCTCAATTCGCGCGCGCGCTCTACCCAATCACTCATGATTCTCACCATCCACCCATGTTGAGCCGTCATTCATGGCGTAAACGATCGTTCGCTTTTCCGGATCGCAATCGACCTGTTCGCCGTTCACTAATTCAGGGATCAGGCGATGAGCCTTGCACCCCTGCTTTTGATCTTCTTTGGTCAGGTCTTGCTTGTGATGCTCGCAGAACCAGCGTCCATCGCCGTCGAGCTTCGGCGTCGCCTCGATGCAGGTCCGGCAATTTCGCCTCGGCCATGCTCCCTGGTGGCAAACGGACAGGGCAGGGCAGTAGACGCAGCCAAACGCCATTTTCCGCGTCGGGTCTTCGTGTAGCTTTTGCGGCGGACGGGCGGCCGTGATGATCGATTGCGCCTTGGCGACGATCTGGGCCGCGTAAACCGAATCGTATTCGACGCGCTCGGCATAGAGGGCGTCGTCGTCCTTGCCATGCGCGACATAAAGCGCCCGCGTGAGGGAAAGCAGGTGCATGTATGTCTGCATCTGCGCGTAATGGAGCGGCTTGGTCATGCGCACGCCCTCGGCCAGGAGCTTCTTAAAGCTCTTGGCGTTGTGCGTTTTCACTTCCAGCAAGTGAGGCGTTTTCGGCGCTTCCTTGACGCCAATGGCAATGCCGTCAGCGTGGCCTTTGAAATGGCCTCCGACCTCGGAGACGGCGAATTGACCGCCGGTCTCCGGATCAGTTTCCCAGACCTCGACGCTAGAACGGCGCAGGTCGTCGATGATGCGCGCCTCTTCTCGGTGGCCCGTTTGAAAGAGGCGCAGCATGCGGCCGTCGAATTGCTCGGGCACGGTCGCCCAGCGGAAGCCATACCAGAGCTTGCGCCAGCACTCTTCGCCGATGATTGACGCGCCCAAATAGGTGCGCTCGTCCTCGTCATGAGCGGAGGCGTAAGCCGTATAGATGGCTTGGACCGTATCGGATTCCATTTTGAGAGCGACCATGGCTCGAACTCACTGAACGACGACGATTCCGGGAGGCAATTCGCCCTTGAGCTTGCGATAATCGCGCGCCGCCATTTTCAGGGCGTCGGCGAGCTTTTCTGTCAGGATGCCGTTGCGTTCCTTGAGGATCGCGGTGAAAAGCTTTTGCGCGTCCGTGATCTGCAAAGTCTCGCCTGTCCGGATCGACTCGCCGGCCTTTATCAGGCGCGCTTTCAGCTCGTCGCGCAGCTTCTCAAGCGGATCGCGAACCGAACGAAACTCGGAATTAATATTCTTAACGATCGTGTTGTGAGGGCGGACCAGGGCGTCTCGCGCTTCTTCCAGCTCGTCAATGATGTCCTTGGCGGCGTCGAGATAACGGTTCGCCTCGGGGACGTTCGTGATCGTCTCGTTGTTTTTGAGATAGCTTTTGATGCCGTCGATCGCTTCTTCGGCTGCAATAATGAGGCTTGAAGGCGGGTTGTTATGGCCAGTTTCAGGCGTAGTGAGAGCGTTCATCGCGAACTCCTGTTGCGACGTCCAAAGACATTGAATGAAGAAAGTGGCGTCCGACCTACGGGTGCTGGATAAGCCGGACGCCTAGTTTGCTACGTCAGCGACGGTCCCAGGGTCGGGAACCGACACCAGCCGCAGCGCGCTGCTGGGAAGGGGCAGCGCTGTTGGCGTTGCTGGCCGGGCGAGACGGTGATGCGTTAGTCGCAACCTGGGGCGCGGGAGCGCCATCGACCGGCAAGTATTTCTTGATGCCATTCTGGTCAGGATATTGCCCGTTCTTGTCCTTGCGGATCGCGACGTCGATGCGAACCGGCTTGAACAGGAAATCTTCCGTGTCCGAGAAGGTGTTGAGACCAATCGCCATAGCGAAGCGGCCCATTTCCCGGCGGGCGATGCGCTGCGCCATTTCATTGTTGTTGATGTAATTCAGACGTTCCCAAATGCGCCGTCCCTGAAAATCACCGTCGAGAATTTCAAAGGTGAAGGTCAGCATCGTGCCGCCGCTTTGCGTGTCCTTTAGCTCGGCCTCGATCGCTTGGGCGAAATACTCGCCAGGCGGCAGCAGGTCGTCGCCGAGGTCCATCTGTTCCGTGTCAAAGGTTTCACCGAGATTAGCCATTGTTCAAACTCCAATCAGATTATGAGGGATCACGCGGCTTCGTCGCGCGTCTGTTCCGTGTCGGTCGCCTTTTGCGCCGGGAGGTATTTGGCTAATTCGGCGTAGCCCTTGCCCTCGGTGTAAAGAAACTTGTCCGGAATTTTGTAGCGGTTCTTCGCCGTGAAGGCCGGGCGGGCGACCGCATGCACCCAGCGCTGCGCCCCGCCGGTCGCAAGTGCGCGCTCCTTATTGAAGCCCTGTTCCTCCTTCTGGACGGTGACGGGGCTCTTCATCAGGAGAATGGCGTCCATGTCCCGTTCGATCGCGCCCTTCGACTTGTCGTGAAGGTCGATCTCATAACGGTCATAGGAAACGCTCTCCGGATCATCGAAGCGCTCGATCTTGGAATGGGCGATCAGGATAATCGTCATTCCCTTGTCGGTGCGCAGCATGTTCAGCGCGTCCAAAAGCTCCTGCCAAATGCGCTGCGCATAGACGTAGCCCTTGCCGTAGCCGAAATCCTCGATGTTGGTTTTGCGGTTGCCCTTCTCGTCGCCGCGCTCGCAGGTTTCGGCAAAGACAAGGCGCTGCATGGCCGTGATCGAGTCGATGACGACCGTGCGGAAATTAAGCTGATTGTCGTAAATCAGGCCAATGGCCTTCATGACGTCGCCATAGGTTTTCAGCAGACCAAACGAGGCAAGCTCAACACCGCCCGGCGTGCCTTCCTCGACCTGCAAGAAAACCGCATCAGGAAACTCTGACGCTAGCGTCGTCTTGCCGATGCCAGGCGGACCGTAGACTAAGATGCGCGGCGCCTGGTCGGCTCGCACCATCCGAAGTGAATCAAGTGAAATCGCCATTACTGTTCTCCTTTCAACCAACCTAACTGTGTCGGGCCTTTCCATGCGGACCCGGCCAAATCCCAAACGAGCCAACACCAATCGGCTTGCCCGTTTTTGGCTTCTCCCCCGTTGAGAAGATATTCACCCGGCGGACATGACGGTCGCGGGTTGATGATCCAGACACGATCCGGCGGCATGTCGGTGAAAAGCCCGCGAGCCCGCCTTTGACCAGCCAAGAATTTGACATCGGTGAAGATGGCGACCTTGCGCGCTGCGATCGACAAGGCGCGACGGATGAAAAGCTCCGTGCCTTTGGCGCGATAGAACGGCGGGTTGCAGACGATGTTCGCGATTGGAATAGTGACCGTGTTGGTCAGAAAATCGCTTTCACCGATAAACCAAGGCTCGGAATCAACGCGCTGCACGATGTCAGAGCCAAACGCATTGACGCCGGCCGCGCGCAGCGTCTTGACGATGTTGCCCTGACCGCAAGCGGGATCGAGAGTCACGCCGTCGAAAAATTCGACGCTTAAAAGCGCGGCCGTGCAATACTCGGGCTCGACATACCATTCATGGTTGGCTCGATCGTAGCCGGTGGCGATCTTCATGCCGCCCTCCCGATCTTCTTTGTTATGCGCAGCAGGCCCCATTCGGTCGCGACGTCCTGGAACTGGTCGCGCGAGCGGACTAGCGCCCACGGATGGCCGAGTGACAGGCAACGGTCGCGAAAGGCGCGCTGCTCTTTGGAAAGGGAGCCCTTGTCAGTCTTGACCTCGACAAAGTAGGTCACGCCCGTTTCGGGGTGGATCATGACGAGATCGGGAACGCCGGCGACGACGCCGATGTCTTTCAGACGGCGCGCTGTGCTGATCGGGCGCTTTCCCCCGTTGGCGGGGTGGAAATAGATAAGGTCGTGGATCGACGCGACCTTAAGCAGGCCGATGATCTCCGCCTGAATTGCGTCTTCCGCAGAAGAGGCGCGCGAGCGCGTCGTTGTCTGGCGCATTAGCCGACCTCGGAGAGGCGGGCAGATTTATTGATGCGGGGGACGTCAGACGGCCAGGGCGTGCCTTCCGGCCAGTTGCGCTCAAACCATTTTACGGTTCGGTCATAGGTTCTGGCCGTAAATGTCGAGCGCTGGATGCGATCGAAGAAATCGCTATCGCCGGTTGCAAGACGGGCGACGCGGCTAAGTTTGCAATCCTCGGCAGCGGCGTAGCGCTCGCCAAGCCTGGTCAGATTGTGTCGGAGTTGAGCTTCCATGAATCGGATAATCTCCGATCCATCCTATTCCGTCAAGCCACCTGCGGAAATTTTTGTTGATATTTTCCGAGCGATCCTATTTGATGCGGGCAGACATTAACGATTGTGCATTGCAACAAGCCGGAGCGTATCATGCGTTGGGATACCATTCGCGAGCGAGTGCAGCAAAAGATTGAAGAGACAGGCGCCAACATGGCCGCTCTATCAAGAGAGCTGGGTCACAGCGATGGATTTATGCACGCTTTCCTCGTTACAAAGAAGCAAAAATCCTTAAAAAT